CCCGAATCTTATTGTTTTTAACTTATAACAAGTTAATAACAATAACTCTACGATAGTATGCGTTATCGTTAGAACCATTTTGACCTGTAAGTGGGTTCTGAGCAATACCGTAGCGAGTTTTGAATCCAATCTTAGACTGGAAGCTGTTCTCACCAACTGCACGAACCATTTGTAGAGGTACATATGGGCAGTAGAAAATACCTGCGTCAAATGCGTTAGTACCTTTATAACCAACTACCAAGTAGTTAGCACCTGCATATGGATCAACATATACTTTGTAACGACCGTTCAATACACCTGCGAAAGTGTTGCCAGTATCGTCTACTTGTAGATTGTTGTTAAGAGCAGGAGCGTAGTCAAGAATGCCAGCCATTTGAAGAGCAGAAGCAACATCTGATGAACAGATTACTAAGTTACCTCTACCACGGCGAGTTTCTTTAGCGATTTGATTCGCTTCTTTCTCGATTTGGAACATCAAGCCTTTGAACTTCTCAACTGACCAACGACCGTTAGCATCAACATCCAAGTTGAACTTACCATTAGTAGCAACTCCACCTTGAGCGCCTGGTTTAGCTGATTCGTATACAGTACGAACAACTTCACGGTTGATTTCAGCAAGTAGTTCAGATGAAAGAATGTTAGCCAATTCAGTTTCAGCGTCAAGACCGTGGATCGCTTTAAGGTCTTGTGCTAGTTCTGAAGTGTACTCAGCTTTCAATGCACGGCTACGAGCAGTAACAGATACTTTTGAGATTTCAAAAGCCATTTCAGCGATTGGGTTAACTTCGCCAAAGTTTGTAGGACCTTGGTCAGAGCCATCGATATCTACAGATTCAACGCTACCACCAAGTGCTTCAACGCCTGCAGTATCATAACCGTAATCGTCACCAGTAAGCTGACCATCAGCCAAGGCACCATTACTACCTGAACCGAATACACCAGTGCTACCAGTAAGATCAGCAGTAGTACCACCAGAGTAGTTTGCTTTCTTATCTACATCGAATGCTGGCTCATCAGAAGCGCCTTGAGTGCCATACTTAGGCTTCATAGCAAAGATAAGGCCAGTAGGACCAGTCATTGGCTGAACACCAACGATATCATATGCTACCAAGTTAGGCATTGCACGGCGTACAAGTGAGATCAATACTGGATCATACTTAGCTACACCGCCAGTATCTGGCATAGCACCAGAAGCGTTAGCGATATCTTCGCTAATTACGCCAGTAGTACCTAGGCTTGAGCCTTCAGCAATAGAAGCCTCAGTGTTTTCTAAAAGAGTAGCTGTTACAGCTTCTCTGTGTGAGTCAGAAATAGCGGGAAGAGCAGAATGCTCAAGGATCGGTGCCCACTTTTTCATTAGTTCTTCATTTCTCATTATGGTTCTCCTTTATTTGAGATTTAACTTATTACTATTTATAAAATTTGTTATTTCGAAAAGCGGTTGAGCGATTCAGCATAACTTGCAATGGCAGGATCCAATGCAGGCTGTACTTCTTCCGCAGTCTCTTCTTGTAGAAGATCATTTGATTCTTCTTCGGCAACTGGAGCAGGCGCAGACTCTACGAAGTAGTTGTCTTTGATTGCTTCTAACTTCTTAGAGTAATCTTCAGTTGATTCAAAAGTAATACCTTCTGATAGAACACGCAGTTTTTCCGCTTGGGTGTCTGTTAATTCTTCAGAAACAGTTTTGAATGCGGCTTCTAGATCAGCTTGTTTCTTAGCTTCTTTGATTTCCATCATTTCTTCTACTAACTCATTATACTTAACTTTAGACTCTTCTAGAGCAACTTCAAGTTCAGCATTATGGTCAATAGTTTCTTGATCGATTTCAAGGTTATGCTCAGATACTAGACCTTTGACACTCTCAAGAATTGATTCAGCAACTTCTACTTTGATGTTGCTTTCAACAGCTACTTGATTGTCTTCCATCCAGTTTTCGATAACGTAATCTAGATACTGGTCTACTTTCTCTACAATCTCTTCAACAGACTTTTCTACTTGCTCTTGAAGATCGCTTTCAAATTTTTCTTCCAAAGTTGCTGTTTCAGCTAGTACTTTCTCATGTACAGCCGCTTCAAATACTGCTACAGCAGATGATTTGAAGTCTTCAGATAGTTCAGAACCATCGAACAAACGCTCAATTGATTCTGCAACTCCACCAGTTACACTGCCTTCTGGAGTTTTAACGTCTGATTTATCGGCAACTTCGCCTTTACCTTTTTTACTTGCCTTTGACTTGTCATTTCCACCTTCTGGAGTCACAGGATCGGCTGAATTTGCATCAGTA